CTACCTTTACTAGGTACAATAGTAGGAGGACTTTGGGGAGGCTTTCAATTGTATGATAGACTTCTAGACGCAGAAACAAAATTATCTAAACTAAACCCTACTCAGATCTTAAATCAAGTAGAAATGTTTAAAGAATCATCTGAACTTGAATTACAGAATTTACAAGACTTAACTACAGTAATCAAAGATGATCTTGCAGAAGATATTACTGAAGCAGTTAGACTTGCAAGAAAAGTTGAAACAGATACCGCGTCAACTCAAAGACAAATCCGAAATGATGTTTATGAAATGGAACGAGAAATGCAAAACAGATTTCGAGAAATGGATGCAGATATCAGAAACAACAAAAAGGATTTAGAAGAGAAGATAGAAACGATATTAGAAAATCCACTCAACGACGTTGAATAGTAAACCGGTTCGATTGTTATTAATAGTGGTGGCAGTATAAATATTACTATTAGATAACAAAGCGGGTAACCCTTTAATGAACACGGATCACATACTGCCTTATGTGATAAAGGCAAAATCATACGGTTCCAAAGTCCTCATAGTATCAGAGGACGAAAAAACTGAACTAACAAGAAGTTTAGTAACTGCCGGTCTAGACGTTAAATGGCTAGAAACCTTTGATATACTCCTTAACCAAAACCCAGAGTATAGAGAATCACTTGTTTGGGCAAATACTGTAATATTCTTTGGAGAGGCAGTAATAGTAGACTCCGGTGTAGCATTTAATTTAATATCCGAAAAAACTTTACAAGAAACATTACCACCACATGAAGTTTTTAATGGTTCTTGGGAACAACATAGCATTTCAAAACTAGCAAGTTTCCATCATTTAGTTGAAGCATGGAAAGAAGTACAAAAAGTATGGCCTCAATTAGCATATTCTGAAAAAGTTGATGATATAGCAATGCTGTATGCAGGTGCGGATTCCGGTATATCTATTGCTCACTTATGTACTTGTGATTTAGTTGATTATGTTAATATGCTAAAAAACACAGGAGCAAAAAAATTCTTGTGCTATAATTTAATGGAAACTGTACAGTTGGATAGCATCCTAAAAGTGCAATTAGTAGCAGATGCAATGCCAGAAATACCACATCAAGACTTTATATATATAACTTCTGCTTATGGAATGCAATCTTCATGGCAAAAGTTTTGTACAAAAAACCAAATAGCAAATCCAATAAGCATAATTTCAGGCAATTGGTATGACCAAACGTGGTATAATACTTCATGGATGCCTACAGAAGCTCAAGTAAAAGTACCCGACTTCGAACCACAACACATGCCTTCAAAAACTTTTTTATGTTTTAATAATACTCCAAGATGGCATAGAACTAAGTTAGTAACTGAATTAGTACACAATGATTTGCATAAAGATGGATTAATAAGTCTGCGTAACAATGAACCAAGTCATTGGGATGATCTTGGATTAGATAAAAGTAGACCAGAAGCAACACAATGGTTAAAAGACAATATACCTTTAAGTATCGATGATACAAACACAAGGAAAATGCACATAGCATTTCCTGATGACACAGATGTAGCACTACATAGAGATACACATTTTTCTTTAGTAACAGAAACAATATATCAAAGTAACAACGATTTACCATATGATAATGGTGCTGATTTTTTACGTGGTGGTATATTTTTTACAGAAAAAACATACAAACCTATGTGGTTTAAACAAGCATTTATAGTTTGTGCAGTACCTGGATTCTTAGAATACATGAAAGAATTAGGCTGGCTAACTTTTCATCCGCACATTGATGAGAGTTATGACCAAGAAAGAGACGATAATAAACGTTTAGAAATGATAGTTAGTGAAGTAAAACGGCTAAATAATAATAGTAAAGAGGACTGGCTCCGTTTTAGGCAAGGAGTTCAGACAAGTATAGAACTCAATGCAGAACGAATTCGTAGAGAACATTCAGGTGAGTTAACCACTTCTCCATGGGAGCAATTATTCAAATGAATATAGACGAAAAATTAAATAACATGAAACCTAAGGATACTCCTTTACTTTGGATGGCATATATATTATTAGGTATGATGCTTTTAATTCCTGCAAACTCTTCCGCAACAACACCTATTGACCCGCCCAACAATCCGAACCCACCCGAAACTGACCCATGTTGGTTTACCGAATTCCCATGTGAAAAATAGTTCACTTTTTCGGTTGACAAAAAAATAAATCCACTATATAATTGTTGTTATGAAACATATGATTAAGTGGCTAAAGGTCTGTGCCTTGCTTCTTGCAATAATGCTATCGGTTCATATACTTGAAATCGTATATGATATCTTCTTTTGGCTAAACCACATCGCAATACTTCATGATCATTAAATGTAGAAATAATGCTTAAATAGCGAATTTTGCATCAAAATGACAACCTTTATTGTTTCTAAACGATAAATATAATAGTGTTATAAGAACAGATGGTTTTATAACATTTTAATATTATAATATTGGAATTAATCAAGGAGAAGTTATGAAAAGGAAACTCATATCGTTCTTTGGTATGTTATCTTTAGTACTGATGACCAGTTGTGCCTCAGTTGGAGGTGTCTGGGAAGCCGGCGTAGAGATAGTTACAGGAACAGTTGATGCAGTAGTAGGCGGAGCCGCCACTGTTGCTAGAGCCGTTACTGATGACGTTATTACAGTCGCAACAGTTGCTTCGGACATCGGAATCGGTGCCGTTGAAGCAGTTTCAGATGAAGTAGATAAACAAACCGACGAACTACAAGAAGAAGAAGCATCTGAGGGAAAGTAACTCGCCTGTTCTCTTCTAGAGATAGAGGGAATTCAGGAGAGAAACAGGCTAATCAGGACGTCAGGACTCTAGTTAAAAGCATAATGAAGTTCTGTAACGAAAATCCTGCAGAATGTGAATCGAACTAGCACAATTTTTTGTGTTTAACACAGAAGGGCTGATATCAGCCCTTCTTACGATCTAAGCCTACGAAAGTTTCCTACAAGTATGAAGAAGGCATTGTTAATACTATTAATTGGGTTATGCCTACCAGTCGCCGGAAATACGTTAGAACTTGAAGAGCCTGATGCTTTTATCCTTCCAAAGTTTACAATGCAACAACCCGTTTCAGTCTTTCAATGGACTGTAAGATCTATAAATTGCGAACTAAGGTTCGCACAGGATAATATCTATCAACAGCATAGACAAGCACACATGCTACAAAATCTCTTAGATGGATCAAACATACACCGGAGCCAGTTAAGTGCTGTTACAGAGCTTCTATGTGCGTTATAGAGTATGATTTTAATGGCCTTAGTAAGTGTTACACAACAAAATAAAGAGAGAAAAGTACAACCAATGCTAAAAAGTGCTCGGGCCTGCGTAGAACTAAAAACTTCTAAATAATAGGTATGTCGTATTCTTCTATGTTCTTAAGTATATTGGGTATTTCTTCAAGCTCAATCATTCTAATAATTATTTCAGTTAACCCTATCTCTTGGCGAACATAAGACATTCTAATAAGAAGTTCTCTCATCTCCCGTTCATAGAATTCTAACTCTTGCTCTTTCCTTAACTTTTCTTCTATGAGGTCGGTAATTAATATAATTTTGCCACTTTTCATATTAATATTTAGTAGTTCTTCGACGAACTTAAACAACCTACTATTCAGTTTCCCACGTTTGTAAGTTATGGAAAAATTGTGCATAATATCTACCGTCTTTTATTAGTTGCCTAGCATGAAAAAGTTCTAAAGGTATCCCTGAATCATGCTTTAGTATTGGCCAGTAGTAACGTTTTATTATTCTTTCAAGTCTTTTAACATCGGTTTCTAAAGCATCAAGTAAACTATTGTTAAATTCCAGATCTGTTAATAAACTACTAAGCCACACATGATGTTCACTAGTAGGGTCATAACGTCTAGTCATATCCCGTGCGTCATAGTATAATGCTCTTATAGGATTTATACCTGGTCTATATTTGTTTATAATATGCGGGAAAGTAAAATCACTTGAACGTGCTCTTGATTGTCTTGTAAGTGCCGCATATTCTTTTTTGAGAGCGGCTTTGAGAGACTCTAAACTTTCTCCTGTTTGTTTATCGTATTGTTTTTTGATTTTGTTTGCAATTCTAACTTGTCTCGCCGTAAAATGCTTTTTGCAAGATTCTATATCTTCGATAGTGTAAACACCATCTAGTAAATCGTGTGGTAGTGTACCAGTCTTAGAAAACTTTTCTAATTCTGATTGTATTCGTACACATATAAAATTAATTATTTCTGGCAAAACAAACCCCAATTATGCAGGATTAACCTGCGTTTACTTCAAGAATTCTGTGTAGTTTGTCTGTCCCGCCGTTTCTGTTAAGTGTTGCTCTTGCACCTTGATGCATGGGTTGGGGCCATCTCCCTATGTCTATCCATGCGTAACCTGAACTTTCTTTGTTAAGTGTCGGAGAAAATTCTTTTTCTACAACAGCGGCAAAACTGTAGTAGTAAAAGTTTTTATCTTTGCTTTCATAAACATCAATAGGATTGAGTTTATGTAACTCAGGCATAAAACCTATCTCTTCTACTAACTCTCTTTGTAGTGCTTCAAAAGGCGTTTCACCTTTATCTATAAGTCCACCAAAGAAACCCCAAGTGTGTTTGTAACGTTTGTCACTGTTCCGTAGTTGTAACAAACATCTTCCGGTGTCTTGTGCTAGAAACACAACTCCTGCGGCAGTTATCAAAGTATTAACCTCCAAAAACCCGGATTGTATGTTCCTTGCCAACTACTAATCCATTGTGTGCCTGTCCATTTGTACTGTTGTGATGTGTGAGTGTTTTTTATAAAATGGATAACACCAGCACTTGTACTATTCTCAAATACTACATTCCAGTCGTCTCCGTCAAATTCTACAATATCATCTACACTTGCTGATATACCTCCCCATTCTACAAAAGTTGGTACTATTGATTCTGTGAGTAAATACCTTTGTCCTGTTGCTTGTGCTTCTAATGTATCACCAGGTCTGCTTACACTTGGGTCTATAATTTTAGTTACTGCTGTTAATGTATCTGCTGGTAAAGTATCAGCATCAACATTAAATACTATATTGTTTTCGTCTAACGGATTAGCAGTAATACTACCTATAACAAGTTCATTATCTTGTGCAGGATCAGAACTAATGTTTAATTCTAATCTACTTGTTGCTGTTAGTTCGCCATGCATTTCTATAATGTCTGCCCATTTAGTTGGCGTATTTGATTGTGTTAATAGTGTAGCACCACCAGCCACAACTTGCACTTTATAATTACTTGGTGAAACAATTACGGTAGCATCATCAGGTATAGAACTAAAGAAGTCTTGGTAACTGCTATCAAATCCTAAGTCTGTAATACTGGAAACACTATGAATGTCATTAACAATTCTTTGTATAATAGTTTGTCTTTTAACTTTAGCAGGAGGACTAATCCAAATTGGAACAGCAAATGTTAATGTTGCTATATCTAATGATTCGTCTGTTCCTGCAGGTAAAGTTCTACTACTCCAGTTTATATCTGTAAGTTCTACTTCAAATATGCTTGTCCAATCCAATGGATTGTCGTTAACTTGTAACTGTATTCCAGGATTGAATATTACAAAAATTTGTTCAAGTACTTGTAGTTTTGTATCAGTGTTAGTAGTCCAAACATCAACTTGAATATTTAAGTTATATGGAACTGGCATATATCTTTGTGTTGTATATAAATTACCTTGTGCAGATGTATAAGCACCTGCTTGTACGTCCCATTCTCTTTCTGCTACTTGATTAGTGTCAACTAAAAAAGGGTCTTGTATTCTGTCTTTTGCTGGTTGTATGCTTTGCACACTAACTGTAATTTGTGGTGCATTGTTAACAGCATTCTCTGAATTGTTTCTCAATATGTGAGCAATCATTCTTGAAATATCACCATATCGTGCAGGCACTCTGTTAAGGCGTTCAGCACCTTTAACAATCTCTTTTACTTTAAAGTTTGAGAAAACTCGTACAAGTTGAATCAAGTAACGTTTTATTTGAGCATCATACCAGTAATCTAAATTTTTACCCGCCATTGCTTGATTCTCCAGGATATATAATTCTAGGCATACCTTGTAATGCATTAGCCACATCCATTGTAACTACATAAGTACCTGGTTCTTCCACCCACCATCCAATTCTTGGGTCGTTTTCAAAAAAATAATCATGATGACAACCATACTCTATCGGAAAGAAACCAATCATTTGTTCAGGTGTTGTTGTTACTACAGTAACACTATCAATTAATTCTTTGGTGTTTGCATTATAATAAAACATTCCGTGTGTTGTGTGCGGCTTCGGTGTAGGCATAGGATCATAATCAGGCAAGGCTTGAGCATTCCATACCGAGTTTGAATACTTTACTTTAAAAGATTCTATTAGTTCAGGTCGTTTGTAAGGCCATGGTGGAACTGAATAATCTGTGTCCCATGTACGAACGTCCATGGCTTGACATTCTGGAGCATAATAAAGATCAGGAAATAATGTATCTAAATGCTTAGTGTAAGGCCCAAAACCTTCGTCAAATATACATGGCCCATAAAATTCGCTGTACACTACTTCTGGGACTGGCCCTGCAAAATCTTCTATAGTTAATCTTTCTATGTCTTTGTTTATAACTTGGTATTGCCATTTGTTAATAAAACCTATTTTTTCTAATGCACGTTCTAACATTAAGGAAGCCTGTGGATCGTATTCTACAAAATATACAAATTTTGCACCATGCTTAAATGCATTAATTCCTGCGTAGCCTGCACCTGCACCTAAATCTATTACAATTTTGTCTCTTGAATATTCTTTTATTAGTTTGTGCTGATATTGTCTATCACTATTTGCAACAAACCAGTGAAAGCCTTCTGGATTATAACGGGTATCCCATTCTGATGGCATACCAGAAACTTCATCCAAATCGGATCGATTCCACCAACCAGATGACTGGTTGCCATTGTGAAAATTACTTTCTTTTAGTCTGTATGTCATATTATACCTGTTCTAATCTTTCCATTAATCTTTCTGCACGAGTAGTTACTTGTTTGTGCCATCTGCTATCTCTACCTTCTTCTGCGGCATTTTTCCAATCGCCTTCAATTATTGCACTATGCATTTTCTTAAATTTAGATAGTCTAGTTCTACCCATGTTAAACATCATATTAACCAGTATTTGCTGTACTTCGTCTGGTAAGTCTCCAAACACCCCTTCTTCGTATAAATGTCCACACTCGCTGATTGCTGTGTTGAGATCTTTTTCAAAGCACTCTTTGACTCTTTCTTCCGATACTGGCGTACCAACTTCTTGTCCGTGTTCTCCGTCTGAGTCAAGGACGAGATGCCCGATACCAAATGTTGGGTAGCCGAGGTGATCGAGGTATATTTCATTTACAACTCCTTCGTCTATTTTCAGTTGTTCGAATACTGCTTCTCTATTTAATTTCGTGTCTTTGTTAAAAAACATTAATGCTCCTATGTGTCAGTCCTAGGTGTTACTACCTGACTCAAATTTGTTTTTTCTGGGACTTGCTCGCCATCACTGTTTGTTGTAACAGCATCATTGTTTATAAACGATGCTAGTGTCCTGTTAGCAGTTGCCCATACACGTTTATCATCGTCAGCAAACTTAATCCATCTAGTTCCTTTCTTTTGGAACAATCTATGTGGTGAGAAATCTGTTCTAAGAAAGAAGTCTCCATCACTTGTACCTGAAGTAGGAAAAGATGCTCCACTGCCTACTAGACTTAACCCATTAGGTGGCGAACCATCGCTTGGTTCTATATATGCCTTGTCTGGGGCATTCGGATCAACATAAAAATGTGCTCCTCCGCGTATTAGTCCCCCAGAGGCAACATCTTTTTCTGCTTGTTCCAATAATGCATCATTAATAATAATTTCATCTTTATATTTGCTAAGAAGATTTCTAAGATCTCCTTCTTCCTCACCAGTACCAAGTATATCTCTGTACTCCTGTGAATCTGTAATTGGACCACACTTAACTCTCCATAAGTGAGGCCACCAACGTGGATCAAATCCTTCTGCTGGTCTTGCACCTTCTTGTACTACATAGTACCTGTTAATTGCTTCATCACTACCTAATAACATATCATCACGTAAATGAGGTAGTTCTAA